ACCCAACCAGCAGGGGATTCGCAAGACGCGAGCGGCGATTGTCCGTGAAACTGCCCGTCAGTTGCAGGACACGACAATCAAAACCTTCCTCGACTGGTTCCCACCGGGGGTATGCGGCGACTATATGCGTACCACCAAGACCTATTTCTTTAAAGTGGGGGACGTAGAGTGCGAGATTATGTTCCGTGCGCTGGACGATGCGGACGATGTAGCCAACTTGAACTCGTTGGAGTTGACATTCGCATGGTTCAACGAGTGCCGGGACATCCACCCGGATATTGTGGACGCAATGTCCAAACGTATCGGTCGTTTTCCTTCAGCCAAGGATGGTGGCCCAACTTGGCACGGTATGTGGGGCGATACTAACCCTCCCACCATGGACACTTGGTGGTATTATCAGATGGAAGGACTCGATCCTAAGGACGGAGTATCGCCTAATGACAACGGATGGGATGTATTCAAGCAGCCGTCAGGGCGTAGCGCGTTTGCTGAGAACGTCGAGAATCTCCCCGATGGGTACTACGATACCCAAGGGCGAAGCGAAGAATACATCCGAGTTTACATCGACGGTGAGTACGGGCTATCCTCGGCTGGTATGCCGGTGTACAAGTATTTCCGGCCTGACTACCATATGGCTAGAGAGAAACTTCGCTATATCAACAATGGGGTTCGACCCATTGTTATCGGGATGGACTTGGGGCTTACCCCAGCCGCCGTCATCGGACAACAAGATGCCAGAGGTCGTGCCCTCGTGCTGGCGGAAGCGGTCAGTTTTGACATGGGTGTCCAACGATTTGTCCGAACCGTCTTAAAGCCCTTACTTTACGAGAGGTTCCCCGGTGCGCCCATATTGGTGGTTACTGATCCGGCGGGTGTTCAGCGGGCGCAGACGGATGAGCGTTCTGCTGTGGACATCATTAAGGCGGAGAATCTGCGGGTTATCCCGGCTAAGACGAATAATGTCTCGGCGCGAATCAACGCGGTGGACGAATACCTGATGCGGCAGGTTGACGGCGACCCGGCGTTCATTGTCGATCCCGGCTGCACTCAACTCAAAGCCGCCATGATGGGGGGCTATAGGTATAAACCCCGTGGCGACATGGATATTGAGAAAAACAAACACTCTCATGTTGCCGAAGCGTTACAATATCTCATGCTCCATATCACTACCGGTGGGGGTCAGATGCTCGCCCAGCGGCGGGAAATCAAGCCAGCGTCGGCGGTGGGGTGGACATAGTTGTCGTTTTATTTCTCCTTCGCCCCGCTGTTCCCTTCCAGCGGCTTTACCCCCGTCGAGAAATCCGGGGGTTCTTTTTTCTTTGACACCCGTATATACTTCCTGCTAGACCTACACTACAATATGTAGTAGGAGGAGCATATGAACGGAAAAGGAAAACCCTCGACTTGCTACTCGGATAACCCGAAGATGGGCAAGCCATACCGCCCGCAAGCTAAAGGCTATGCGGAGGGTGGGTACGTTCCTGAAGAAGAACCGATGCCTGAGCCTGAAGCTCCTAAACCACGAGTCGCAGAGCTAGGAGCCACCGACATTACACCCAGAAAGCTAGTCGGTAAGCGCGATCTGTTTAAGTACAAGAAGGAATCTTGATGGCTGGCCTCTCAATACTGCGGGTCGTCTCGAACGACCAACTTGTAAAAGCCGAAAAGGAGCAGCTCGAAAGAGAACTGGCTGACCGCCAGAACACGCCCTTTATTCTGGGTATCTCCGATTACTTGCGGCAGTGTTGGGACGCAGCGCGTATTGCTAAGAAGCCCATTGAGCAGAAGATGCTAAGGGCTATGCGCCAGCGTAACGGCGAGTACGAAGCAGATAAATTGACAGCGATCCGTAAACAAGGCGGGTCTGAAGTGTTCATGATGATTACCGAAGTCAAGTGCCGCGCAGCGGAGTCTTGGCTCAGGGACATCCTCCTAGATACTGGCACTCCTCCGTGGGATGCACAGCCAACTCCGATCCCTGATTTGCAGCCCGCACAAAAGGCTGAGGTAGAAAAGATTTTCTACGATCAGGTCATGAAGATCATCGAAGCACAAGATCGTGCGCCCTCGCAGCAGGAGATGGCTGAACTGCGCGAAATGATTTCGCAAGATTTCCGCTTCCGTGTACTGCAAGAGGCTCAGAACCGCGCTGATCGTATGAAGCATCGTATCAGCGATCAGTTTGCTCAAGGTGGCTGGGCTGAGGCGTTCAACGATTTCATCACCGATCTGGTCACATTCCCAGCAGCCTTCATCAAAGGGCCAGTGGTACGCCGTCAGCGTGCGCTAGGCTGGGGTAAAGACGAGCAAGGCCGTACTACAGCCCTGCCTGTTGACCGGATTGCGCCGGAGTTCGAGCGTGTTGATCCCTTCCGTATTTTTCCTGAGCCGGGCATTTCCAATGTCCATGAGGGCTACATCTTTGAGCATCACCCCCTGACTCGTATGGAACTGGCAGACCTGATCGGTGTGCCGGGTTATGACGACGACGCTATTCGTAAAGTACTTGAGATCGGTAATGGACAGTCTTGGATCAACCAAGATGTCGAGCTAATCAAGGAACAGGAGGAGCGTAAATACCATACGGAAATGCGTCCGACTGAAATCTTTGACGCCCTTGAGTTCTGGGGTAAAGTCTCCGGCAAGATGTTGCAGGAGTGGGGGATGACCGAAGATGAGGTTCCTGACTCAGCAAAAGAGTACGATGCAAACGTCTGGGTAGTAGGTAACTATGTCATTAAGGCTGTCCTAAACTACGATCCGTTAGGGGAGAAGCCTTATGCTAAAACGTCTTTTATCAAGTGCCCCGGTGCGTTCTGGGGTAAAGGCATACCAGAGATTATTGAAGATATTCAGAACGTATGTAACGCGGCTGCGCGGGCACTTGTCAACAACATGGGCATCGCTAGTGGCCCTCAAGTCGAAGTTAATCTCGAACGTCTCCCGGCAAACGAAGATATTACTCAAATCTCTCCGTGGAAAATCTGGCAGGTAATGAACGATCCGGCTGGGTCGAGCGCACCAGCGGTGCGTTTCTCACAGCCTGAGGACAACGCGAATACGCTTGTCGCTGTTTACGATAAGTTCAGCCGACTGGCTGACGACCATTCGGGTATTCCCGCATATCTATACGGTGACCTCAATGTACAGGGCGCAGGTCGCACATCATCTGGACTGTCCATGCTGATGGGGTCGGCTGGTAAGGGCATCCGGCAAGTGGTGATGCACATTGATTCGGATGTGATTAAGCCTATCGTTGAGAGACAGTACATCTACAACATGCGGTACGACGAGGATGAATCCATCAAGGGTGACCTCGACATCATGCCGCGTGGAGCAATTAACCTTGCGAACAAAGAGCAGATGAATGTTCGCCGTATCGAGTTCCTAACTGCTACTGCCAACCAGATCGACATGGAGATCATGGGTAAAGATGGGCGTGCGGCAGTGCTGCGCGAAGTGGCTAAGGGACTTCAGATGCCAGTGGACGAGCTTATTCCGTCCAAAGAGAAAGCTCTTTTTGAATCGCGTACGCAGGCGCGGCTTGCTATGTCGCAAGCTAAAGGCGCTACGTCTACTCCTACGCAGCCTGATGGTGCGCCTAAGGGCGGAGCAGAGGGTAATGTAGTTTCGAATAAACAGACGGGGGCAGCATGATCCGCCCCGATCCAAAAGTTATCAAAGCGTTCGCTGTCACAGTCAGACAGTATCCAGAGATTCTGGACTTTCTGAAAGACTGGCGTATGCACGAGCTAGAACAACTGCCGCAGGCAGTAAACAACCCGGCACTCCAACAGGGGCGGTGTCAGGTATTGGGCGAGATTTACAAACTCGTCAAAGATGCCCCTGATCTGGCGGCAAAGGATTCATCCTCGCCCCAAAATTCTTTTAACGCACACCGATAGGAGCGTACATCATGGCATTACCAGAGCAAATTCGTAAACAGACTGAGGCCGTTCAGGAACTCTACAAGCAACTCAACAGCGAGGGAACCGAAGGCGCGGAGAATACTCCATCGTCTAATGACCCTTCCCCCGACGCTGGGACGCCTGCTGAGAATGAAGCGCCTGCTGCCAACAGTGCTGCTACTGAAAATGCTGCGCCGTCGTCAGGTACAGAGCAAAGCAATGACGACGCAAATTCTGAGACTTATGCTCAGAAATGGCGAACTCTTCAGGGTATGTACAACGCGGAAGTTCCGCGCTTACACGCCACTAATCGAGAGTTGCAGTCCCGTGTTAGTCAGATGGAGCAGTTGCTTTCGTCTCTATCTGCCGCACCATCTCAGGCTCCTGCGAGTATGCAGGCTCCTATTCTCGTCTCTGATAAAGAGAAAGAGGAGTATGGTGAGTCGCTGGATGTAATGCGCAAAGTGTCGAGAGAGGAACTTGTTCCTATGATCGGCAAGCTGGCTGCGCTTGAAAACGCAATCAGCCAAATTGCTACCAGCCTTAACACATCTGTTGTGCCTCAGGTACAGCGAGTTGCTCAGCAACAAGCACTTAGTGCTGAGGATCGTTTCTGGAATTCGTTGTCACATCTCGTACCCAACTGGCAGCATATCAATAATGATCTTGACTTCCAAAGTTGGCTACTAGAAGTTGATCCGATGACAGGAATGAACCGTCAAGTGTATCTAGAGCAGGCACAGCAGAATCTCGATGTGGAACGTGTAGCGGCTTTCTTCAGTACATTCTCTCAAGCTACTGGTAGATACCAATCGACTGCTAATGCTCAACCTAATCGGTCTGCCTCAGAACTTGAAAAGCAGGTATCGCCGGGTCGCGGACGCGGCACGAACGTACCCACTGGTCAAACTTCTCGCCAGTACTCTCCGTCTGACATTAAGGACTTTTTCAACGATGTCCGTCAGGGTAAGTACAAAGGGCGAGAGGCTGAGCGTGACCGCATCGAACGCGACATCTTCGCTGCACAGCGAGATGGGCGCATTGTTGCTAACGCTTAATTTGGAGAACTAACATGTCTTTTCCTAACGCAGGTGGCCGCCCTAACTACAGCGGCAATTTCATTCCCGAAATCTGGTCGGGCAAACTGATCGAGAATTTCTACGACGCAACTGTGTTGGCTGCTATTTCCAATACTGATTACGAAGGCGAGATTCGTCAGCACGGTGATACGGTCAATATCCGTACCACTCCTGAGATCACCATCAAGACCTATGTCAAAGGTCAAACGCTGTCGGTTGAAAATCCTGACAAGCCAAAACTCCAACTCGTGATCGACAAGGGCGAGTATTTTGCCTGTATCGAAGATGATGTGGACAAGGTTCAGTCGGACATCAACCTGATGGATCAATGGTCTAAAGACGCTTCCGAGCGTATGAAGATCAAGATTGACCAGCGCGTTCTCACCGACATCCTTCCAGACATTTCCGCCTTGAACAAAGGCGCAACTGCTGGTCGTATCTCTGGTGACATCGACCTTGGCACTACCGGTTCGGCTCTTGCCATCGACAAAACCAACGTCATCGACTTGATCGTTGATATGGGTACTGTTCTTGACGAAGCCAACGCTCCTGAGCAAGATCGTTTCTTGGTTATCCCGGCTAAGATGGCTGGTTACATCAAGCGTTCTGACCTGAAGGATGCGTCTTTGACCGGTGACAGCATGACTCCGCTGCGCAATGGTCGTCTCGGCATGATCGACCGCTTCACCCTCTATGTGAGCCACAACCTGAACGTGTCTTCTGGTAAGTTCAGCGTTATCGGCGGTCACAAGATGGGTTTCACATTTGCTTCGCAAATGACCAACATGGAAACCATCCGCTCTGAAACCACGTTCGGCAACATCATCCGTGGTCTGCAAGTGTATGGCTACAAGGTTGTGAAACCTGAAGCGTTGACTCAGGCTGTTATCACCCTGTAAAGGTCGGGGGCTTCGGCCCCCGTTCGTAACTTTTTTGGAGATTTATCATGGCTATTCTTACTGAATCGTTGGGCTACAACAAAGGCTCAGCCGCTCCTCGCGCAGAGGGTTTGCACAAGGTCACCCGTTACGAGGTTGAACTTGATTTCGCAGCAATTTCTGCTGCTCGTACTGCTGCTGGCGCTGCTGCCATCGGTGCAGGTGACGGCGTTGAAGCCATCCGTATCCCAGCCAAGTCGTTGGTGATGGCGGTTGGTATGGACGTTGTGACTGCTGAAGGCGGCACTCTGACTGTTGACATCGGTGATGGTACTGATGCTGACGGTTGGTTGGATGGCGTGAACGCCAACACTGTTGCTTCTTACTGCTCGGCTGCTGCCCTCGCTGAAGGCACTCCGAACACGTTCGTAGGCTATGGTGCTGGTAAATACTACAGCGCTGCTGATACGATTGATGTCATCACTGTGAACGCTGCTGATGCAGCAGTTGTTCGCGTGTGGGCATTGGTTGCTGACTGCGCCTAAACGGAAGGGGGCTTCGGCCCCCTTTCTTCTAAAGGAGAACAGTTATGGCTGTGCTAGGAGTTAGAGCAGTACAAGTAACCACCGATGGTGTTGCCATCAGTGGGCATTGTCGTATGCTCAAGACAATGGTGATGCACAGCGGCGGAAGTGATGCCATCGTTAAGTACTATGATTTAGATACTACGCCCGGTGTGTCTGACCCGTTTTATTCAATCAATGCGTACGGTAAGGGGATTACACAAGTTGATATGCCCGGCGACGGAATGATTTTTGCCAATGGTGTTTATATCGACCTCCCAGCAGATTGTTCTGTCACTATTTGGTACGAGGTGGCATGATGGCTAAGACCCCAGCATGGCAGCGTAAGGAGGGTAAAGACCCTGATGGCGGGCTAAATGCTAAGGGTCGCGCCGCTTACAACAAAGCCAATCCGGGTAAACCCGGACTAAAACCTCCGCAGCCTGAAGGCGGCTCCCGTAGAGATTCGTTCTGCGCGAGGATGGAAGGGATGAAGAAGAAGCTGACATCCAAGAAAACAGCAAACGATCCAAATAGCCGGATCAATAAAAGCCTTCGGGCATGGAAGTGCTGATATGGAAGTCTGGAATAAACCAAGACCTAAGGGAATCGGTAAATCGAAACCTTTAACGCCTGAGCAAAAAGCAAAGGCAAAAGCAGCGGCTAAGAAAGCGGGGCGCAAGTACCCTAACTTGGTCGATAATATGAACGCAGCGAAAAGGAGTAAGTGATGGCGCGATTCCTACGAAACAAAAGAGACGGTTTTATCTACGACTGGAATCCAATTCTCGCGGAGAATCCTATATGCGAGGAAGTGACTGAAGAAGAAGCATTTCCTGAAAAGTTTATTCCTAAGAAACAAAAAGGCCGTAAGTCTGGGCTAGTGTTGGAGACTGAGAATGTTCCAGAGGAGCCAGTCGTTGTAAATGAAGAACTAAACATCGAAGCATCTAGAGGGCTGATGTAATGATACTCGACACTGTTATCGTTGAAGTTCGCCGTATGTTGCAGGATACCAATGCAAACGCGGTGCTGCAACGCTATTCGGATACCGAGTTACTCGGTTTTGCGAATCAGGCGCTCAAGCGCATGGCAGTGTTGCGTCCTGACCTATTCGCTAAAGTAGCGGAGTTCACTACTACTGCGGGAGAGGTACTACAGACTGCTCCTTCTGATTCTATTCGAATCATGGAAGTATTCCGTGTAAAGGATGGAGCAGCGGTACGAGAGACTAATCGGTTGACTCTTGACCAGACATATCCCGACTGGGCTAATGATGACCCCGGTGCGTGTGTAAATTGGATGCGGCATGTACGTAACAACAACCGCTTTTTTATTTACCCCAAAGCTCCTGCTTCGCAGGTCTTGATTATTGAGTACGCGCAAGCCCCGAAGAATTACGTCCTTGGTGAGACTGTAGATTTACTGCCTGATGCGTATTTCCCCGTCGTAGTTGACGGCACAATTTTCTTGGCGGAATCTATTGATAACGAGCATGTGAACTCAAACCGCGCTCAGTTGTTCCAACAGTCTTTTGTTCAGGCGTTGAGTACTAACTTCCAAGCCCGTCCGGTTACGGATACCGAAGAAGCAGGACTACAACCTAATCAGGTGGTGTAAATGGCTACGCGGACTTTTTTATCTCTTGAATCTAAACTGGCTCCCAGTGTGCCGGGTTGCCCGCGTCCTACTATTGAGCAGTATGTTCGAGACGCTGCTATAGAGGTATGTGAAAAAACGCTAGTGTGGCGTTATGAGCAGCCGCTTATTCGTCTAACAGCCGGGGTGTATGAGTATGAGTACGAGACTCCTGAGAACTCGGAAATCGTGGCGGTAATTCATTCGACAGTAAACGGCGAAAAAATTACCCCACTTACGCAGGAACAAGTTCATGCTCAGTATCCTGACTGGCCTGCAACTGAGGCTAGTAAAAGGTCTGACCCCCGCCACATTTCACAGTTTGACCCTGACCATTTTGTTGTTGTCCCAGTTCCAGACAACTCTAAGACTTATGATGTCAAAATGTTCGTGGCGTTAAAGCCTAGCATTAGTTCTCGTGGAATGGATCAGACGCCGTTTGATGAGTGTGAGCAACTAATTATCCATGGGGCATTGCAACACTTGCTAGTATTGCCCGGTAAGTCATGGGCAGACCGAGAACTGGCTACGTATCACGCTAAACAATTTGCATATAAGACAGCAGCCCGCCGTGCTAAGGCCAACCTAGGCGTCGCTAGGGCGTCGATGACTGTGCAGATGCGACCTTTTGCATAGGAGAAGATATGAGCGACGTTATACGCCTAGTCCAGAACGACAGTAAGCCAGAGATCAATCTGACTCTGACTGACGAGAACACTGGGCTACCGATTGATTTATCTGCCGGTACAACTACCGTCGTAGTTAAATTTCGTGCCGCAGGTAGTACTACGCTGTTGTCCACGATCAATTGCACTAAAACTGATGCTGTAAACGGTAAAGTAAGTTTTAATTTTACTGGCGGGGTACTTGATGTAGACCCCGGTCAATACGAAGGCGAGATCGAAATTAGTTATAACGGAGCAAAACACACTGTGTTTGATGTGCTGCGCTTCCGTGTGCGTGGGGAGTTCTAATGCGTATTAGGGCAAGGTTCTCTATAACAACGCCTTCCACGGCTACGGCGACTGTCACAGTCGTTGGGGCTGTGAAGGCGCTTGTTTCTCTTGCCTCTGAGATTGCTGTTCCAAAAGCTGCTGCGGTTGTTACAGCCGGTATTCTTGCTGTGTCGGCGGCGTATGCTGCGCCTAAGGCTACCTACCTAGATTCTCCTCGCTTGCGTGCGGAGGTAACTTTCCCTGTTCAGTTCATGGATGGGGCGACACCTTCGGATACGATTGCCGTAGCAATAGACAAGATACTACTGGACGTATCTACTACTGGGGACGCGATTGACTACTTTACATTCACTAAGGTACTCAATGATGCTGTCACTACAACGGACTCGCTGACCAAAGTCCATACGAAACCGGTTGATTTTGACCAGACTGATGCGGACGTAGACCCTGACCCTGCGTACGCAACCGATTTCCCCTTGTTCAATCTTACTCGTCCAGACATAGCTGATACTGCAACAACGTCTGATCTTGCAGCTAAGCACTCGACAAAGGTATCCCAAGATGTTGCTACAACTTCCGACGGCATTGACTATTTGGTGGCGACGAAAGTCCTTGTGGATACGGCAGTACCGACTGACATTATCGACTCGTTTGTTCTTGTTCGTCCTGATGTGGCGGATACGGCGACGACTTCGGACGCCGACGCTAAGTCCGTTACCAAGCCTGACCTTGCGAGCGCGGCGGGGGCGACAGACGCAGCGGCGTACCACCCACAAGTCGTCTACTCCGATACTGTAGGTACGGCTGACGCTATCGACTATCTGAACCCGACCAAGGTTCTAGCGGACAGCGCAAGTACTTCTGACTCGGCGGCAAAGGACTTAACTCGCCCTGATGTGGCGGACACAGCAACGACTTCGGATGCTGATGCAAAACAGGTTACAAAGCCTGATCTTGCTGATACTGCTGTAGCCACCGATGCGATCAATAGTTTCACTGGAACCAAAGTCTCAGCCGACACAGCGACAACTTCAGATGCAGATGTGAAGTCGATAACCGCAGTGTTAGCGGACTCGGTAACTGTAGCCGATGTGGCGACTGCCAATATTGTTCCTGTACGCTTCTTCACAGAAGACGGCACAACATCGGATAATCTAGCTATTAGGGAATTCACTACCGGCGTGGATTCTCGTTCGATCAACGGCTACGCCATTGATGGGTCTCAATTTAACTAAGGAGTGAATCATGATTAAAGATTCTGTAAAAGCCACCGGTAAAGTCAAGTTTGTCTTGACTGGTGAAGACGGGCAAGTAAAAGACCAACGTGAAGTAGATAACCTCGTTGTGCAGTCCGGTTTGGATTTCATTGCTGAGCGAATGAAAGACGCGACTACCAACGTGATGTCACATATGGAAGTTGGTACAACTAATACTACTCCCGCATTGGGCGACACAACCCTTGCTGCACCTGTAGCTAGTAGTCGTACTGCATTAACTAGTACGGTTGTATCAACCGATCAAGTTACATACGCATGTACGTTCAACCCCGGTGTCGGTACTGGCGCACTAGTCGAAGCGGGTATTTTTAACGATGCTTCTGCTGGCGATATGTTGTGCCGTACGATTTTTGCGGTGATTAACAAGGGTGCAGCCGATACACTGACTATTTCTTGGACTGTGACGATTAGCTAATTATGCCTGCTGCTACCGTAACCAATAACGCTACTGGCGTCCTAGCCTCCAACCTTGCGAGTGGGGCGACTTCGCTCACCCTACAAACAGGGCAGGGGGCTAGGTTTCCAACGATTACAGGAACTAACTATTTCTGGGGTACGTTGATTGACGCCAGTAACAATATTGAGATTGTGAGGTGTACGGCGCACACTGCTGCGTCTGATACATTCACAATTACACGGGCGCAGCAAAGCACGACTGCGAAGGCATACGTAGCTGGTGACCGTTTTGAGATGCGGGTAACACGCGAGCATTTCAACGAGAAAGTCTCCAAGTCCGGCGACACTATGACGGGATTTTTGACTAATAACATAGGGATATACAGCGCTGCCCCTTACGGCGCTCCTATGTCTGGGGATACTCTATTAGTCAATTCAGATTTTATATATAGAAACACACGATTGCGCGTAGACACTGCATTTCCAGTTGAGGTATCTCCTTACGCTCTTGCGTTTAAAGCGACTAATGGCAAGTGGTACATCTTGTACGCATCTGCTCGTAGTAATCTAATAGACGCGCCTTACTTCGGCACTGGAGGTTTTCCTACGGATCAGCGTATCCAAACCTCGCTTGTTGAAATTCCCACTTATGTAGAGGGTGTAGGCCCGCTTGACTATAACGAAGTAATCCTTGCTACCGATCCGGCAGAGGTTACTGTTATTGCGTGGGATGATGCTGGGTACATCGTAGCCACCGGATTGGCTGGTGCAGGTTCTTTCGGTATCGGTAACGCGACTGACCAAGTACAGTGGAGACTTATCTGGAACTTCCTTGATAGTTCTAAGGCTTGGTGGGGGGAACAACCGCGTAAGGTACTCACCAACAATCGTGGGTTGGCTGTCTCTGATGTCAATCAGACCGTATGGGTACTCACGAACTACAACAAGATATGGGCTACTGGCGAAGGTGCGACTGGGGCATTAGGGCAGAACTCAACTGTTGACTCGACCATATGGGTTGCTACCCAAGATACAACTGGTAGCGTATTAAATTTTATTAGCGATGCTTGGTGTCCAGTACAGACTGTGTCTCCTAGCATTATGTGTCAAGATTTTTTCGGCGCTTGGTACGGACTTGGGTATGGAGCAGCAGGAATTCTTGGCGCTGGCTCTGTTGCTAACCGGTTACGTTGGACGGCTATCCCTGAACTTCCTACCAGTACCCCAACTAAGGTCATGTTCGCTGGGCAAAACGCGGTCATGGACTGCATGATTTTGTTCCCGGACGGGCAGTTGTGGGGTGCGGGGGATAACAATAACGGTTCACTTGGTGATGGAACTACTGTCCTCAAAAGTACGTTTGCTGTTCGTGCTACCGATGTTGCTGATTTCTGGATGGCTGGTAATAAATACAGCACTGGGGCGAATACTACGTGGATTAAAAAGACCGACGGCACACTACATACCACCGGTGTTAGTAGCTATTACCAATGCTTGATGGGGAATACTACCCAGAAAACAACATTCTCTGCGGCTACTGATATACCAGCGGGGTACTTTGTTAATGCCGTTTGGCCCGGATGCGCTGAAGCACAAGGCTTCTTCTACTCACGTTGGGTAGATGGCTCCGGGAACTATAAGATTATGTCTGTTGGGTACGCAGTCGATGGCACGCGTGGGAATAATGCAGTATCAGGTACGGTACATAGCGATATTACAAACCTACTTCCTGTCCCTGCTAACGAGATTGTTTGGATGGAGGCTATGCACTCGGTAAACGCCAATAGAAAGGGGTACGGACTTCTCCTCACAACTAAAGGCGAACTTTATGCGACAGGGCGAGTATTGCCTAGTTCTGATGGCGGAACGACTTATGTATCAAGTCCATTCCCTTGGAAGGATTCGCCCATGATGGCGACTGTATTTACAAAAGTACCTATAGAGGATTTAGCAGCATGAACATTACATGGACAGTCCTAGCTATGCGAGGTGTCGATGCTGGCGCTCCGCTAGGCACAGTTGTTACTGAAGTTTCCGTGCAGATTAAAGCGGAAAAGGACGGCGCGTCTGCGGTTGAAAAGCGGGCGCTGCGAATTTGCAAACCTAAAGTCCGCGAGGATGGGGTTAGTTGGTACGCTCCGGCTATAAACCCGGATAACTTCCTTCAGTACGATACTGTTACTGAGCAGGATGTTATTACATGGGTAAAAAACGCACTAGGTACTACAGAGGTAGCAACTATTGAGAGTATGTTGGAGCATAGTGTTGAACGTATTCTCAACGCTCCTGTAATCCCGAAGCCAGTTATGCTCGTACCACCGTGGGAATAAGGATTTGATATGGGCGTCGCACTCGTAAAGAATAACGCATACAGCACACTGGCGGCTACGATCACCAGTTCCGATACGACTCTAAATGTAGCCGTAGGTACTGGCGTGCGGTTTCCGTCTATCGCTGGCGGGTCAGGCGATTTTTTCTTTCTAACGCTACTCGACACTTCAAATAATATTGAGGTAGTTAAAGTAACCGCAGTTTCTACTGATACTTTTACTATCGTACGCGGGCAAGACGGTACTACAGCAAGAAATTATTCGGCTACTTCACGAGTAGAGCTACGCCCTGTACAAGGGCTATTCGACGATAAAGTATCTCGCGGCGGCGGTACGATGCTTGGGCATCTTGAAGCGATTGCCAATGCGACTGGTAATCAGATTCCTCGTGTCAACGAAGTAGTGAAGAAGTCCGGCGATACGATGTCGGGCGCATTGATCGTGCCAGAACTACGTGGCCCGTCCAATGTGATTGATGTCCCTTCTGGGCATCGGATTGATGGTGCGGACTCTGGGGCGATTAAAGTCCCCGGAATGGTTATTCAGACTGTGTACAAGCAAGTAGACACAGTAACTACGATTGCTACTTCCGCTAATTTGGAGGCCAGTGTCACAGATATGTTTCTGGACATAACGCCCAAATACAACGACAGCAAAATTTTGGTGATGATGGATGTGACTTCAGAGCAGTCTAACCAGAACATCGTCTTTCGTCTGACTAGAAATGGCACAGCAATCGGTAACAATAGCGCCGTTCCGTTACAGGGTTGGGTTGGTTGGAAATCCGGTGTATACGATGGTAACGATGACTCGACCCCTCAGTCCCGGTTTATGTCGTACATGGACTCTCCGGGGACTACAAGCACCCTGACTTATCAGTTGCGCTTTATAAACCATGGTAGTGCGACTACGTTTTATCTTAATCGGTCTGTTGCCGGTGCAGCAGTCGGGCAGTCCGGGTATGAGATTGCAACCAGTTCTGTTATGTTGCAGGAGATTGCGCAATGAGTAGGTACGATATTACGCACGCCATTCAGTCTCTTTGCCCCGGCGCATCATGGTCTATCATTGGGGAGGACTACAATACGTTGAAATGGCGGGATACCCAGATCGACAAGCCCACAAAGGCGCAACTTGACGCTGAGGTATTGCGACTGAACCGTGAGTGGGATAGGGCTGAGTATCAGCGCAAGCGTAAAGCGGAGTACCCTCCTATTACGGATTATCTAGATGCTATCGTAAAGGGTGACACTGCCCAGTTACAGCGATATACTGATATGTGTTTGGCTGTCAAGGCCAAGTACCCAAAGCCGGAGTAAAGCATGGGCGTACAGATTAAAAACAATGCGTACAGTACCATCCTCACAGGGATTAACTCCTCGGCGACTACTATTAGTTTGGCTGTTGGCGAGGGTGCGCATTTCCCCGCCGCGTCCGTAGCTTCTGGTAATTACTTCTACGTCACACTCCTTGACACCTCTAATAATCTAGAGATTGTAAAAGTAACCAACCGTACTAACGATACACTCACTGTTGTACGTGGGCAAGACGGAACAGCCGCACGTTCATTTGCAACAGGTGACCGAGTTGAGCTTCGTATTACAGCCGCGTTGCTTGGTGATCTCCCCATACGTACGATCAACGAGGACGACCTTGAGGACGGCGCGGTCGTGGCTTCTAAACTGGCTGCATCAGGTGTGTCTGCCGGTACATTCGGTGGCAATGGATTAACGCCTAGATTCACTGTCAATAGTAAAGGTCTAGTCACCTCGGTCACTGAAGATTCCGCAGTCGTTGACAGACAAATTTTTACCGGTGATGTAGGCGGAGCAGCCCCCACTAATTTCACATGGACAAAGCCTAGCAAGGGTACGTACGCCCTAATCCAGATGTGGGGTGGTGGCGCTGGTGGTTCCCGACAGGCGGCAAATGGTACGCACGCCCATGGTGGCGGTGGCGGCGGATACCTTGAAAAAATTATCCTTCTCACGGACTTACCAAACGCATCTTATAGCGGCACTGTAGGTCAAGGCGGAGCAGGAAAAACCGGTGTCAACGGTGATGGTGCTTCCGGTGGCACGACTACGTTCCTAGGTTATACCGTAGGTGGTGGCGAAGCTCGTCTTGCGTATCAACAAGGATATAACTTTGGCGGCGGGAATATGGGTTCCGTCGCCCTTGGCGGCGCTCCGTTTATTACTCTCCCCGGCGGGCAGTTTGATGGTTTTTCAAACCCATATACGACAGCGTGGTTAGGCTATATCCGACAAATCGCCATTTTTAGCGGCGGTGCAGGTATGCGTAAAGACACTACGAAATACCAAATGGTAGGTGGTTACTCGATTGCCGATGGTATTGGGCAACACTCCATCTACGGTGGCGGTGGCGGTGGCGGTAAGCCTGTTGCTGCTGGTGCTGCGTCCGCTGGCGGGCAGTCTATGGTCGGTGGTAATGGTGGAACGTCTAGTGCTTTCGACAGTGGTGCAGGGCAGAATGGAAGTACCCCCGGTGGTGGGGGTGGTGCAGGGTTCAGCGCGGGCGGTAACGGCGGCGCAGGGCGTGTGGTTATAACTGTTTGGTAACTTAAAGGAGAAATGAAATGCCTCTCAAACTAATGACGGAATCGGCAATGCGCCGTAAGGATGAAGATGAAGCAAAACGCAAGGCTGTTGCTGGCTATAAAAAAGGCGGCAAGGTTCCTATGAAAGCGTTTAAAGCGTGCGCTGGTTGCCCAAGTCCTGCTAAATGCAAGGCGATGGGTAAGTGCATGAAAAAGAAATGACAGAAGCCTCGTGCGGAAAGGTAAATCATGGATCAGGTGGTATTCAATTGGGCTGTCGCCATTGCTGGTTTTTGCGGGGGATGGGTTTTGAAAATCATCTGGGACGCGATTCAAGACCTGAAGAAAGATGTTCGGGCTATTGACACCAAGATGCACGAGGATTTTGTGCGCCGTGACGATTTCAAAGACGCGGTGCGTGAAATTAAAGAAGATATGAAAGACGGATTCAATAAGATCGACAACACTCTTGGGCTTTTGTTTAAGAAGCTAGAGAGCAAGGAAGATAAGGAGTGAAAAATTGGATCCGATTACAGCTTTTGCAACAGCCCAAGCCGCAGTAGCGGGGGTAAAAGCTGCAATCAATTTATATAAGGATGCAAGAGGTGCTGCGAAAGACATACATTCTATCGCTCACGAAGTTACTTTTCATCTAGGTAGTTTCTTTGAAGCGCAGGAGGTAGTCGCCAAGGCTAGTAGTCAGAAATCGTTGAACCCATTAAAGCGTCTATCAGTAGATAGCGAAGCAATGGAAAACGTAATGCGGGTCAGGCAGTTGCAGCAGTACGAAGTAGAGTTGCGGGAGTTGATAATCTACCAGTGTCCTTATCCCGGATTATGGGATGACTTTCAGTTAGAGAGAAAGAGAATCCGGGATGAGCGAGCAGAGGAAGAAGCAGAGCAGCGACGCCTTGCAGCAAAGGCGCGGAAGTTGAAGCGTGAGTTGAAGGAAAAAATTATCTTGTACGGCGTCATCATGGGGTCAATAATTTTCTTAATCTCAGTGGTGTCCTACATGTTTTATATGATTGCTAAATACGCGAGGGGGTAACATGATACCGATTGTTGGAGCATTACTCGGCACACTAGCAGAGAGCGGGCTTAACCTGCTATCTAGTGCTATCCAAGCTAAAGGCAAAGAAGTTGTTGAGAAAACTTTGGGGGTCAAAATCTCCGACAATCCTTCTCCTGAGGAAGTAGAGAAGTTGCGACAGCTTCAGTATGACCACGAGGAACGTCTACTCGAACTCGGCATTGAGAAGGCAAAGCTGGAACAGCAAGAGTTGGAAGCACTACTCGCAGCACAAGCCAATCAAGAGAACAATGTCACCGACCGCTGGAAGGCAGATATGGCTTCTGATTCTTGGCTATCCAAGAACATTCGCCCCGGCACACTGGTTTATTTGTTAAGCGCATATCTGTTGTTTGCACTCCTAGATGGCGCTGGTTATCGTATAGCCGAAGCCTATGTCACATTGTTGGGCCAGTGGGGTATGCTTGTTATGACCGCATACTTTGGTGGACGCACAGTTGAGAAAGTTATGGAGATGCGCAACAAGGGAGGTGATAAATGAGCCTCGCAAAAGAGCAAGCAGCGTTCCTTCTTGATGTCTGCAAGTTGATTCAATACGCTACCGATCAGGGATTCATGGTGACTGGTGGTGAGTTGGCCCGCACTCCTGAACAGCAAGCCCTTCATGTGAAGGCTGGGCGTTCTAAGACTATGAATTCGATCCACCTGAAGCGGTGCGCCATTGACTTAAACTTCTTTAAGGACGGTAAGATCATCTGGAGCAAAGAGATTATTGCCCCTGTCGGCGCGTACTGGGAGTCACTGCATCCTAAGAATCGTTGGGGCGGTAATTTCAGGTCGCTCGTAGATTGCCCTCACTTTGAACGGAATGTCTAAACACCATGGCAGCAATTAAACTCAGCAAGTTTTTAGGGGCGGCTCCGAAGATCAGCCCGGAATTGCTGCCGGATGCTGCCGCACAGATTGCGTCTAATGCTAAGGTCTACTCCGGGGATTTGATTCCGTATCACCAGCCGACCATCGTGGACAACGTAAGCCGAAATGGTGTTGTCCGGGCAATCTACCCTATGCGGAACCCGAACGACCCGGATGAGCTAAAGTGGCTATCTTGGCTTACTGATGTTGATGTAGCTGTTACTACTGCGCTGACAGAGGAAGAACAGCGTATTTACTATAGTGGCGATGGCGTACCCAAGGTCACTAACTATGATCTTGCTATACAAGGCGCTGGGCCTTACCCAGTTACGGCGTATGACTTGGGATTGCCGTTGCCGGGAACTATCCCTACTACAGTAGTTACTTCGTTCACTGCGGCAACGACTGCTTCATACGCCCGCGACTCCGGTAACATTGCAACGATTGTCACAGGCGCAGCACACAATTTAAAAACCGGACAGGTTGTAACCGTGTCCGGATTTACCACTACTACTGGTAAAACCTTTAACGCCACTAACGTACGAGTTACAGTAACGAACTCAACATCGTTTACCTACTTTAATTCCGGCGACGCGGTGTCCACAACTGCGGATACATCCGGTAAAGTGAATCTTGCTGGTAATACGATTACACGTAACTACGTCTATACATGGCTAACAGCATGGGGGGAAGAATCTATACCATCTGACCCATCTGTTACGGACTACCTTAAAGAAGGACAAGTGGTTACCGTAGGTAACTTACCTACGGTAAAGCCAGCGGGTAATACGTATATCTCTGGCTTTAGGCTGTACCGTACAATCACTTCGAGTAGTGGTACAGATTACTTCCGACTGCGTACGGTATGGTTCCCTGTTGATGTAGACTTTGCCTCTCGTACTTCGAACACCGTTACGCTTACTACCGCCACTCCGCATAATTTACTTGTAGGAGATAAGCTAAAAGTAACTGGTATTGCTTTTGGTGGGACGCCTGATACTACGTTCGATATTACAGACGGTATAGTAACCGACGTAAATGGAGAGTACGAGTTTAGTTACGTCAAGAACGGTGCAGACAAAGCAAATACTGCGTGTTCCGCAGGCACACTATATTGGGATATTTCTGAGCCTGAAACTAACGTGTCTAGGTACTATGAGTCAAATACATTCATTGACGATTATGACCCTGATGGACTCGGCATAGCCCTAGCTTCACAAGATTATGATGCTCCCCCAGCGGATATGCAGGGGTTGTCGTCTATCCAGAACAATATTCTCTGCGGGTTTACAGAGAATGAGTTGTGCTTTTCCGAGCCTAACAAACCTTGGGCTTGGCCTGCTAGATACCGGTTAGTTTTCGATTCGCGGATCATAGGTATATCTCCGATTGCAGGTTCGGTATTAGTGCTGACTGAATCGTACCCGTTCTTGGTGAGCGGAAACACACCGGCAAATATGTCGTACGCACGTATTGATGCTCCGTACCCATGCACATCTAAACGCGGCATCGTGAATATTGGTTATGGCGTCGTGTTCCCTACGTATGGCGGCATCGGTGTTTATAACCCCTCGGCGGGTATTGACCTTGTAACTAAACTTGTCCATGACTGGGATACGTGGGAGCGTGATCTCGACCCGACTACACTTGTAGCTGCGTTCTACGCGGGTAAATACTTTGCATCACATTCCGCAGGGTCATTTATCTTCGAGCGCGAAGATAAGGTTGGGGGATTTTTTATCACCGCGCCGGTTGTGTTTAGTGCTGCGCACTATGATTCCCGTACCAACGTGTTCTACTACATCTCGGATACATCTGGCTCACTATCTAAATGGGATGACGACTCTCAACCGTTGCTACCACTAGAGTGGAAGTCGAAAGTCATTGTTACCAAAGATTATCTGAACCTTGGCGCAGCCCGTGTAGTTGCTGATTACTCCGTGCCGTCTGAGGAAACAGAGGCGATTATTACCTACAACGCAACAGTGGCTCCGCATAACGCTGAGATTTGGTCACTAGTCCCGCAGCTAGGTACGGTGAACGGCCCTGTAGACTATGTTGACCCAAACACTTCAGCGCATGTAGATGTACTAGGTACGGTTAATAGCATGATGCTAAACGGCGACCCTGACCTAACTATTTACCTGCGGTCGATCACAGGTGCGTTTCCTGTGACGTTTAAATTGTGGGCCAACAAAGAACTGGTTTGCGATGTTACTGTCGATAGTTCGGAGATATTCCGGTTACCGGCTGGATATAGGTCAGACACATTTGAAGTCTCTGTGGCTGGCTCGGCTCGTATTCGGGCTATCCATATCGGCGAGACTCCCTTCGGATTGAGGACAGCATAATGAGCTACGCAGCGTTACCAGCCGTGCCACAGGTAGGAGTACCGGAATGGCAATTCCAATTCCTGAACAACGTAAAGCAGAATGTAGAAATCCTAACTGGACAGCGGGGTAATACCGGGTATCAAGCCCTGATCGCTGGGCAGATAGGAGTTCAGCCTATAGGTGATTTGTCTATACGACAAGTGACAGCAACGGGTGCTGGGTTTACAATAAGCGGGGTGAATGTCGCCAGTGCAGAGGACTATGCGAAACTTATTGTGGATGTACAAACACTGATCGGGGATGTAGCATACATCAAGGATGTGCTGAACGCTCTGATTAACCAACTCAAATCATAGCGACGCGAAAGGATACGATCATGTCACGAGAAAACGGTGGGGCAGCATGGATGCAGAACTTGGGTCTGCAAAACGGCTTTAGCCCAGCAGCAGGTATGCGTAGCCCCGGCTTTGGTTCCGGTATGGCTCCGGCTACAACGGCGCTCCCGGCGTCCTTAGCCAATCTGATTAACCAGCAGGGTCAAGGGCTGATGGGCGGCGGTGGCGGCGGCGCTCCTACCGAAGGTATCAACATGCAAGCCCTCCAGACAGCCCCGACGGGGACAGTGGCTTCTAACCCTAACTACCCTGTACTTGACTTCCGTATGCAGCCTACGTACGCAGATGGCGGGCAAGTAGGCCCAATGGGGCAACCAATGATGGGTGGCGCTCCTATGATGGGTGGCGGGGAACCCGCTGGCTACGAGGATATGGAAGACGAGATTCAAAGAGTTCTACAAAACAATCCGCAAGCTATTACCCAGATGCGGCAAGTAATTATGCAGGCTATTCAGTCTGGCGAATTAACTATGGAGCAGCTAAATACTGCTGTCCAGCTTGCAACTGCTGCGGCACAAAACCCCGCGCTCTACCCACGGTTGCGGCAATTAGCCATCCAACGTGGTCTGGCTACGGAGCAAGATTTGCCACCGCAGTACGACCAAGGGATTGTGTTTGCGCTTTTGATGGCTGGTGCTGCGGTGCAGCAAGAACTACAAGGCGCTCAGGCTAGTGGCCCAATGCAACAACTAGCTAACGGCGGGCGCGTTCAGACATTTAATGACACGTTCCGTCCCGGCTTTAATATGGGCGGAGACATCCCCGAAGAATGGTCGCCTACCAATGACAGGACAGGCCGTGCAGATGACATCCAGATTCGTGTTTCCGGCGGCGAGTATGTAATCCCTAAACATGTTGTTGAAGCCAAGGGTACTGACTTCTTCGACATGCTACTGGACAAGTACAAGAAGGGCGATAAAGACGAAGGAAAATCTAAGTCATGATGCAGAATCAATCAGCCGAGCAAGTTCAATACGCTCCGTTGCGTGAGTATGAGCCTCTTATGCTTGCCGACGCCCGGTTGATTGATCGCTTTTGGCCTCTAGCTAAGCCTTTGTTGGATCGTTGTGTTAAAGAGTCGATGCACGGTGAATTGGAAATTGAGGATATAAAAGTCATGGCGCTAAACCGCGCTGCTTTTATCTTCGTCCTCACCAATGATAAGACTGGTACAAACCCTAATCTAGATGTTCGACTAGCCCTAGCTGCGGAAGTCGTGCAGTACCCACGGCTTCCCGCACTGAATATCTTAGCGTTAGGTGGTACAGATTTAGCTGTGTTTCATCGTAAGTTCTGGCGCGAATTCTGCGGATGGGCTTACATGAACGGGGTACGTGTAATTGATGGGTGGGTAAATCCTGCAATGCAACGCATGATTACTCGTTTTGGATTTAAGCAGGTTTACTCCCACATGAGGCTTGAACTAACGGAGGTCACAAAATGACTAAGCAAATTACCTTTGACAACATTGAGTTTGTCACGTACGGAACACGCGATATGTTCCCCGGAAAATTGAATCCTATTGCTGCGGCTATTCGCGGTGAGTCTGAGATGGGCGGTGGCGGTGGCCTTAAAGGACTACTCGGCGTAGTCGTTGCTATCGCAGTTCCGTTTATTGCCCCTATGGTTGCAACCACGGTATTTGGCTCTAGTATTATGGCTGGCGCTATCTCCGGTACACTGGCCTCCGCCGCTACTGGTGCTGTACTTGGAGCCGCTGGAGCGGCGCTAACTGGCGGAGATGTCGGTCGTGGTGCGCTGATGGGCGGTATTGGCGGTGGATTTACGCAAGGTATGGGCGGGTTTGGCTCCACAAATAACCCGCTATTCGGGCAAGCAACTACTCAAAATGCCGGTTTCTTTGGCCCAACTGGTACAGTAACTTCTGCTGGTCAAGGCCAGACTGGGTTCTTTGGTGGGTCTAATGCCACGCTCGTAGACGATGCTGGAAACGCAATCGTACAAAACGCGGATAACGTCGCTGCGTCGCAGCCGCAGACTATTCAGCCCACAAGCTCAAGCAACGCTGGTAACACACTCTCACAGCAACCTCCTCAATATGCCGGAAATAACGTCTCAGGAGCTAGTAATACGCTCTCATCTGGTACTGCAAATCCTGCCGCACCGGGAACTACTTACTATACTGGAGCAAACGCAGGTCAGCTACCGGGGTATGTAAGTAACTCAGGTGCTAATCTACAAGGTGCGGTAGCAGGTGGTACTCCTACTGTTACTCCTACTGCTGCTGATCCGGGGTATTGGGCTGCGCTAAAGGGTCGGGTAACTGATCCTACTAAACTTGCAGACATGACCTTGATGATGACTCCACAAGTAATTGGTGGCATCTATGCGTCGCAGGCAGGTAAGGAACAGCAAAAACGTATTGACGAGTATCAAGCAGAACTCAAACGTCTTGAAGGCCAAGATCAAGCAGCGTACCAAGCTAAGCTGGCTGAGTACAACGATTTTGTAACGCAGGCTAAAGCTATCAACCCTGAATACTGGGCGCAGCAGGCTTCTAACGAGGCTCAAGTTCGTGGTGCAAAAGCACTGGCAGAAGGATTCCGCGATGACCGTTTTGCAGGATTGCGTAGCCCCGGCTACGGCGCTGCTGAGCGTCGTCGTGCAACTCTCGGCCTCACTGCAAACGTGGGTAGTGCATATGACCGTGGCTATGCAGGCGGTTTGGATATGCGTAACCAAGCTCTATCGCGTGCGCAGAGCATGTACCCCACCGCGCCTCGCGGTATGCAAGCCGGACTGAAAGAGTTGCAGTCTATGTACGGTGAACTTGATACGTCTCGCGCTCTCGCTGGTCAGGGTGCAACAAAGATGGCTTCCTACATGACGTACCCGCTGTTGTCGAAAGATACTCGCGACATCTATCGCGGTAGTTAAAGGAGAAACAGCATGGCTGGACTTGATGCGTTCTTTAGATCAATCCCTGCGAATGAAGATGCGCAGTTTCAAACCATGCGCCGTATCCCGCAGATGTTGGGTGCGGTTCAAGAAGCTGACGACTTCTACCGCGCAGAGCGGCAACGTGCGGAGCTACAGCAACGCTTACCGACAGTTAAAGATAGTGTAGCGGGGCTACAGCCGGTAGGCTTCACAATGCCGCCCTCGGTGTTTGATGTTACAAACAAACCCATGCCGGGGGATGCTTCTGCCTTCCGTACTCCCTATGTGGTGCGCGAACCTGCTCCGGTTCCAGTGCCCGCTCCTGCGTCTGATGGCAGAGTCAGTACTTGGATAGACGCTACTCAACCTGCAAATCGTGCCCCTGACCCCGTGGTTGTTGGTGCTGACCAAGCACCGATAGACGCGACTACGTATCTACAAAACTGGGAAGCCAAGAACGGCAAACTTCCTGCTGCTGTACGCGATAAAGTCTATCAAAACGCACAGGGTAAAGGCGCGTCGTTGACTGTGCCAGATTACGTACCCGGCGGTAAGAGTCGTGTTGGTGAGGTTGACGCAGGAATTCCGGGGTATACAAGAGTTGACCCGAATCTCGCCGGATTTAACCGCAACGCAGCTACGCAAAACGCACAGTTAGCAGTTAATCGTGCCCGTGAAAATATCCGCAACAAACTTGCTACGGGTGACTACGGCCTAGCGGGTAATGTGTTCGGCACGATCAAAGGATACTTCACTGATACCGCGCAGGAAGCAAACAAACGTGCGGCTATTACTGAGGCACTGGACTGGTTTAATAGCAAAGAAGCTATTGACTACTTTAACCAGAACCCTAATGCACTGCCTATGGCAGACCTTGATCCTGTTGGATTTGTTAATGCTTTCAAAAGGGAAGCAGGAATCCGCGAATCACGCCGCCAAGGTGCTGCTGTAAAAGGTACTGCTGCCAAAGGCGCTACTGTAGTTGACCAGATTGTACCAATCATTGAGTACATCGAAAGCCGTGGCGATGTCAACGCAATAAGTCCTAAAGGCGCTAAAGGCCCGATGCAGATTATGCGGGAAACCGGAAAAGACCCCGGCCTTGGCGTTACTCCGCTACGGAACAACTCCCCTGAGGAGAACCGCAGGCTTGGTCGTGATTACTTTGCGGCGTTACTTAACCGCTATGATGGCAATGTGTACGACGCATTGGCTGCGTATAACTGGGGGCTGGGTAATGTAGATAAGTGGATTGCGAATGGGCGCAAACAAAATGCGCTGCCTGCTGAAACCAAGAACTACATTGCGCTATACAACAAGCTGGCTAAGACTGGTGTACCCCAGTCCAATACTCAGGTTGCAGCGACCGGCAAGACTATTGCTATCGGCGACAGCCTAGCCGAAGGCTTTGCAAAAGCAAACAACCTAGAAGGCTCGTATAAGGTAGGCGCAAGTCCTAAGGCTGTTCTAAAGATGCTGCAAGAATACGCAGCCAAGAATGACCTCAATGGAGTGACTATTTACCTCGGTACGGGGCTACCAAATAATCCTGCGGAGCGTAGTGCCGTAGAGCAGCAAGTCGCCTTTATTAAATCTAAGGGCGGTATCCCTGTTATTTTTGGTACTGGGCCGGGAACTCAGAAGAACCCGACAACCGGGCAGAATGATTTCCTATCGCAGTTAGCGCAAGCAAACAACGTCGAGTTTACCGGTAGGCTTATGGACTTGTATCCATCGGTTGCCAAAGATTCGATGGGGCTACACTTGCAGCCGAAGCAGTATAAAGATTTGTATGGACGACGTACAGCTAGAGTTCAGGTAGATAACACTGGTCGCACAGTAGTTCGCCCTGATGCGCAGACTATCCAAGTTTCACCGGGTGCGCGGTTAGACCAGCAACAAGTACAAGTGTCAGAGGCTCCTACTCAAGTAGCCGGAGTTACTACTCCTAAAAGCGATCTGGAGTCTGACGAGGTTTTGAAGCGAGTTCGCGTTGCGCTCTCGATGACTCCCGAGCAACACAACTTCGAGACAAACAAACTGCTTTATCAACGTAACACGGCTATACAGCAGTACCAGCAATCTCGTGCTGCTATCGAACAATTCTATAAAAATGAATTGGGACTTGCTTCGCAGCAACGTCAGCAGTTGGCTATGGAAGCTGAAGTTGCACGACGTAATGGGCTGATTAAAGAAGCTCAGAGTAAGCTAGATCAGATTCGTACTCTGGACGGGCAGATCAATCAATCTAGGTTGAAGTACCAGCAAGACATGATTACTACTGACCAAGCTATCCAGAAAGGTCTGGAAGGCGTGGACAACAATCTTGGTATGTCTATCGCGTACCAAGCACTACATGACTTCCAATACGCAAACAATCCCCAGCGGCTTGAGCGTATCTGGTCTTGGTACTCCGGGCAGGAAATTCGTATTCAGCCGCGTACAGATGGTAAATTCAATCTGTATATGCCGGTAGATGGAGAGTTACGTGTCGCCAATGTACTTGATAAGGCTACACTTGCAGACATGGCTATGCGGAATATTGACCAGTCATACCGGCAGAGAAAGCAGGACGCTGAAGCTGCGCTGTATAGTAAACAGTTTGAGACGCAACTTGAAACCGCTAAGCTAGTTCAGGTTGAGTTGGTTAAAGGCGTCAACTCGCTAAAAGTAGAATCCTTCAAGAGTCAGACTGAGCTTATTAAGAAGGCTATGGAGATGCAGGGCTTTGACAATCCGCAGAAAGTAATCAATCCTGACGGCGGGGAGAGTCTTGTAGCTTTCTCAAAAGACGGAAATTATGTCGCTAGGTTTGACATGAACCCAGCTAAGATGGGTACGGACGGTAAGTTCGCAGCGGAAAACATAACTGTTCTGCCCACCCAAATGAACCGTGGATTGAACGTCAATAGAAGATAAGTAGAGGCGTAAATGGCTGACCAAGCACTGACGGTAGGACTTCCTTATGGGCTGACACCGCAGCCGGGTGGTGGTATGGGTGGTATTGACTTAAACCGATACTCTGCCGCTCTTGATGCTGCTGCTCCACGACCTCAGGCTCCGGCTTTCCAGCCATTCATCCCTGCTGCTACAGTCGCATACAGCCCGTCAACCAACAGGTTGTTTGTCAACGGTACTACGTTTGATGCTGACAACGACACGGCGGTTGTAGAGTCACTGAAGAATATGCGCCCCGATGGTGGGCGTACTCCGCTACCTGAGGGCGATTGGCGTCCTGTATCGGTGAGCGGCTATCTATCCCACGCTAAAAGCATCGCTGACCCAACCACATGGCAGTTGATGAAGAAGAACTTCGGTATCGGGGTTGATAATCTTCAGTTGCTTGGTGGCTACGGACTTCAGTTCCTAGGTGCAGATACCCTCGGTAAGAACATAGTCGAGCAGCAAATCCAAGACCTGTCCCGTAATCAGGTATACCAGCGAGAGTTCACAGGTATCGGCGACAAGAAAGACTACGGCATGGGGGTTACATCCGGTGACCGTGGGTTGTTCGACTGGTTTGCCGCTAACCTTGCCCAGCAAGGCCCGAACCTTATTGAGTCTATCGTAACGGGCGCACTCGGCTTTGCCGCTGGCGGTGCGGCAGGTGGTGGCCCGAACCCTGTAACTGCTACAGGCGGCGCAATTATGGCGCTGACAGGTAAGGAGACATTCAAGAAGGGTGTGATGCTGGCAGCGCAGAAGCATCTGCGCGGTGAAGCTCTTGATGCAGCGGAAGCAAAACTTCTCAAAGAAGCTGCTGGTATTACCGCAGCAGCGGCGATTAAGAACCCATCGGCTTCTCGCGCCCTGATCCCCTACGATGCGGTGCTGGCTGCACAAGCTAAGAACCAAGCAGAACGGCTTGCTATCCAGCAAGAAGCTGCTGCACTACGCCAAGCTGCGGAGAACACTCTGTCTCAGTACTACAGGCGTGCTGGTCAGATTGGCGGGGCTACGCTTGCAACCACTGGACAGAACATCGCCACTGGTATCTCAGACATCTACGGAGAAACCCTAGAGAGCGGCGACGGTGAAGGTGATCGCCTGATGGCTGTGGCTCTGGGTATTCCCTACGGTTTGGCGGAATCTGCCGCTGAGTTCTTGGCTGCAAGTCGTATCTTCGGTGTAGGCGGTACTCCTCAATGGATGGCACGCGGCGCACTTGGGGACATCAAGACGCTTGGCGGCAAGACTATTGAAGTCGGGCGGCGACTTGCCACGGGTACAGCCGTAGGTGGTTTGGCAGAAGGTGCGACTGAAGCCTTCCAAGAATCGCTCGGTATCTACGCCAACAAAGACGTAAACATTGATTCTCCTGAAGGGCGTCGCCGATTGCTGAACGCCTTTGCCGCTGGCTTTGGTGTCGGTGGCCCCATTGGTGGCCTGAGCAACCTTCGTGACAACAAGTTAGCAGTAAACCTTCTAGACAGCGGCAAAGACCCATCTCCGCCTACTACTGGCGGGGCTGTTGTTCCGACTAGCCCGCCGCCAACGCCGCCCGCTGCACCTATGCAGGGTGGTGCGTTTACTAGGGAATTCCCTGCTCTACCACCACCGCCACCGCCAATGCTAGGTGGCCCTGCGCAACCTCCTGTGTCGCCTGCTGGTGGCCCGATGATGATGGTTACCCCGCAGGGCGTGGCTTATCCTGACCAAATGCTGCGCCAGACTGGGAACGTACCTCCGGGTGCGCCCGGTACGCAAGGCGTGCTAGATGTCTTTGGCGGCAATATATCCGCGCAGGAGTTGGCTGCGCGTATGCAGCCTAACGTGGCCCCTCCGTCGCTGCCATTCACACCGCAACAAGTTTCTGATCCTCGTCAGGGTGTATTACAGTTCGCTCCACCTGCACCTCAGGCTCCGTTCAACAATCAGATGGCTGGTCAACTCCAGCAGTTGCAAGACCAACAGGCACGGCAGGCTGCGTTCCAGCAAGCTGAGGCTGCTGCCGCTGCGCAGCGCGAGGCAGAGATAGCTCGTTTAGCGCAAGCAGCACAGAACCAGCGCCAACTGGATTTGGCTTTCCCACAGGAAAGCACACCGCAGACACCTTCGCTGCCAATGACTGCGCCTCGTGAGCGTACTCCTCAGCAGTTGCCGTTGTTCAGACCTCGTGATTTACCTCGTCCTTCTCGTGCAGAGGGTCTGCGTCGTGGCGTGGGTACACAACTACCTGAGCCTGTCGCACCTGTTACACCTGTCACCCCTGCCGATCTTCGCCGTATGGGGCAGATGGCGTTGTTTACTCAGCGTGGAGAACCTACAGTAGCGGCGCTCAAGAGTGTAGCCAAGCCACAACAAATTGTTCCGACTGCGCAGGCTGGTACGACGCAAGCCCCTCCAACAGGTGCGCCAGTCACGGCGAATACTATTGTTGCTGCACGCACTGCGCAGAATCTTAAACGCGGTTCCGGTACAGTATCATTTGAAGATGGCTCCACCTACACAGGTCAACTGAAGAACGGCGCACCGCATGGCAAAGGCACTATGGTCTATGCTGACGGCAGTCGTTATGTCGGCGGATGGAAAAACGGTGTTGTAGACGGGCAAGGTAGATTCGAAGATGCGGATGGAACCGTCATGGACGGTACATTCATCAAAGGAGAATTCCAAGGGGAGGAAACAAATGCCGTTCAAGAGCGAAAGTCAACGCCGCTGGATGCACGCAAACGAACCAGAGATGGCAAAAAGGTGGGAGAAGGAGACACCGGACAACCGAAAACTGCCGGAAAAGGTCAAACCCTCAAAGCAAAGAAGCAAGAAGATAAGCAAGAAGCTGTTCGGAAAGATGTAGTCAAGGCTGGCAAAGAGCAAGAGATTGTTCCTGCTCCAAAAGCTGCTACCTTGAAGAAAGGTAAGGTTGAGAAAAAGGCCGAGCCAAAAAAAGCTGAGCCTGAGCCTGTCACTGCTGAAGAACAGTGGGAGGATAAAAAGCCTGATAACGCACCGACGTTCGACAAACTAAACCCAGTTCACCAGCAGTCATGGCGCAACCTTGTCACTCGCGGCAGGGCTACGATGGCTGAGGCCAATCTTCTAACTGAGTCATACATTGACGAGCAAAAAGAAGAAGGTCTACTCAAAGGCGAGATAACTCCGATTAGCGTAGTCAACGACGAAATCAATAACGTCGAGGAAGCTACGACGCTCAGAGGCAAGGCTGATGCGCTGACCACAGTGGTTAGATACGCATACTTTTCGCCGGAAGAAACTAATCTTGCTGAAGCTGTAGCCCGCGCTCGTGACTATCTGAGCAGTAAGAACTGGAGCAGTACTGAGCGTGCGCTCATCAAACAAATAGTGCTGAACGAGGTCAATACCCTCCAGACTATCGAAGCCGTGTACACCCGTGGTGAAAACAAAGGCATGGAAAAGCCGTGGTTTAAGTTTGCGCAGGAGAACGAATTACTCCCGCAGATCAAGACCCGCCTTACTGGTATCAGCGTAAACGACGCCCAACTGTATCTTGATGGTGGGCAGCTACGTCCTGACAACTTCCCTAAGGACACGCTGAAGAAACTCAAGCGTGGTGGTACAGAAGCCAAAGACAACGGGGCTAACGACTTTACCAAACGCAATCCTGCCACTAAGTTGTTCGATGAGATTCAGCGTTTGAACTCTAACCGTATGGCGTACACCACTAAGCAACAGCAGGACGCCATCAATGCGCTGAAGAAACTGTATGCAGACGTACAAGCTGCTGAGCTTGAGGACTGGGAAACACCGGGCGGTAATCCTATCTCTGCTTACTTTGACGGCGGCAATCCAAAGACCCGTGTGGTTAATGGCAAGCTGCGCGTCTATGTCCGTGAGGTATCGGATACTGAGGTACGTAACTTTGAGGCAGAAGATCGCGGAGAAGTTGATCCCGATGTGAAGATTTCTGAGGAAGGCCAAGCCAAGGGTGAGTATCGTTCGCCGTTCTCTCTCGATGATTGGAACGCATACGGCACTAACAACCGTGATGACACCGGACGCTTTGAGCGTGATGACGGCACGCCGATCACCAACCCAGTGCCAATGGGTAAGATCAAGATGTTGGTGGCAAACTTCCTGTCCCGCCTAGCAATCAAGCCACGTACATTCATTTACAAGAATCAAGCTGATCTCAAGGCGCGTAACCCTGAACTTTATGCCCGTGCTGCTGCGGCGCGTACGCAAGGTGACTTCGACAACGTGTCGGCTGTAGCGTACTCCTTTGGCGGTGACACGGTTATTGTGTTTGCTGACCGCGTAGCAACTGAGCAGCAGTTGAATTTCGTGCTGGCCCACGAAGCCATTGGTCACAACGGACTGCGCAGCCTGATCGGAGAGAAGCAGTTCAACGCTCTGATGGAGCAAATCTACAAGTTCAGCCCTGCTATTCAGTCATATGTAGACGCTGCTATGTCGGTCACCGACCAGTCTAAAGCAGAAGCTACTGAGGAATACCTCGCGGACTTTGCAGCACAGTTGGATTCCAGCCTGCTGGCGCGTATCTGGAATTCTATTAAGGGTGTGCTCAACAAGTTGGGTATTAAATTCGGTGACGAAACGGCTAGGTTCTTTGTCAATCAAGCCCGTGCTTACACCCGCAATGGACAGACCTCGCAGTTCTTCGACGCCAAAGATGTTGCACAGCGTATGGTAGGTATGGTGCATGGGCAGGATATTGACGGGTCTGGGCGTTTCGCAATGGCAGGCGACCTACGTAGGGATAACTTGATGGCTGGTCTAATGATGGACGATGCCGCTGGTATTCCAATGTCCATCAACGAGGCAGTACAACGCTTCATTGATAAGACCGGCAAGTTCTCGTTTGCGGCAGACAAGTTTGTGACTCAGTTCTTTAGCCTGACCAACTTCCGCGCCCGTGAGAACGCAGGCTTGTCTGCTATCAATGACCTCCTGAACTCCGGTAAAGACCTTGCGATGAACATCAAGGTCACAGAGAAAGAACGTCTTGGCGTGCTGCTTAATCGCGCAGTCAAACTCGGTATTGGTGAAGTGGGCGGCATCACCACAGAAGAACTAGATCAGGTCAACAAGTTGCTGTACGGTGGACTGCGCTATAAGGTAGCCACTGTCGGTGACGTTCGTAAGCTAGGTAAAACTCCGCTGTTCTATGTCGATGACAAAGGACAGTTGGCGCTGACCGTAAATGAGAATGGGCAGACCGAAGTTGATCGTCTGTTCGAGCTAGGTAAGCTGACTTTTGCCGAAGCTAAAAATGGTTACTCCTATGATGTCGAGTATCTCAACGACAAAGGCGAAGTAGTCAAAGAGAAGGTCAACGTGCCGGGGATCAAAGACCTAACCGAAGATAGCAAAGTCTGGAAGGGTTACCTACGCGCTCGTGAATCCGTTAAAGAAGTTGAAGTCAAACTCTTGTGGGCAAGATACAGCAGCTTCCTACAAGATCAAGACTTGGCCTTCCGTGAGATCGCTGACATCACTAAGCCAAACGCAGAAGGTAAGTATGCTCTGACTGCCGCAGAACGTCAGGCTTTCCAGCGTATCTACCGTAGGTACAAAGAGTTCTACACTGCCGACAAAACCTATGACGAGAACGGCGACCCAATGCTGAACTCGGCTAGTATCGAGAAAGCCAACGACTTTATCGTGGCAGTAAACAAAGCCATCATTCTTGGCGAACAGATGGATTACGACCGGTTTGCAAGTTTCTTTGACGATAAGACTGTAGCCGATGACGCTATCGCTTTTGCCAAAGACTTTAAGCAGCGGTTGGTTTTCCCTGAAGGGGATGAGCAGGCTAAGTTCACAATCCAGAACCGCCTTAAAGACATCATCACCTTCGAGGTGGCAAACGATGACGCCGATCTGTTTACACGGAAATCTCTGGCTACAGGTTATACCCCGATCAACCGTAAGGGCGACCACCAAGTCCGTGTGGTTGTAACTAACGCAGCGGGGCGAGTCGTCAACCTCAAGCAAGATTACAAGAACATGTTGGTGTACTCTCAGTTCGAGGGTAAGGATGAGGCCGTAGCGTTCGCCCGTACTCTGAACCAAGACTTGTTCGGGGATCGCACTTACAAAGCAGAAGTCTATGATGAGGCTTCTGGCAGATACACAATCCAAGAAGTTAAACTTACCGCAATGCCGGGGGCTGCGCTTAACTCTATCGCTGCTCCACTCGAACTGAACCTTAACGAGTTTGTCCGTGGCTTGCGGCAGTTCGGTATTACCCTGAACCCCGTGAAGATGGAAAACGTGGTGGTCGCGTTGACCAAACAGAACGCTCGTGCGCGTAACCGCCTGAAGCGTGAGTTCACACCGGGGGCCAGCAGAGATGGCGTGCAAGCCATCATGCAACATGTCGAGGCGCGTGCGTCCACAATCGCTAAGGTCATCATCCGTCCACGTTTGTCGGAGATCATGAACCGTAACCTGCGCTCATCCAACGAGCTATGGAATGGTAGTAAATCGGTACTTGAGACAAAGCGTAAACACTGGGAAGCAATGGAGAAGAACCCCACTGCTACTAGGGAGGAGAAGCACTACGCCAAAGCTGACTACTACCGCTACGCCTTCATGTACAACAAGACCAATGAAGGCGGTACATACGAGAAGGCTAACCAGTACTACAACGAGGCTGCTCAACTCCTTGCCTTCCTGAACAACAACCGCAACGTGGATGAGTCTGACTTTGGTAGCGGTGAAGTCGCTTCCTCTGTCCGTGCGTATACCAGTGTGTTCCAACTGGGTTTATCTATAGCCACGGGTGCGTTGAACTATGTGGGCGCTGTAACCAACGGCATCCCTTATCTGGCAACTTATAACTCCAAGACCGCCTTTGGTGGCGGGTTCGGATTCGCCAAGTCCATGGCTGCGTTTGGTATTGCTCTGAATCAAGTCGGTCTACGCAAGTCAACAATGACTTCACTTGGTAACATCGGGCAAGATACCCCCGGATTTGAAACGGCTGAGTTCTATGATGCCGTTGCGAAAGACCCTAAGCTGCAAGCTAAGTATGGTCTAAGATCGCATGAGGCTAAGTTCATCGCAGATGAAATCCGTGAAGGTGTGATGATTCCTGCGCAGTCCAACGCACTGACGGCGACTGCTCGTGGTCGAGTAACCTCCGGTGCAGGACAGAAACTTCTTGATGGCATGATGTGGACTTTCAACTCCACAGAGCAAGCAGTACGCAGAGGCTTAGGTCTTGCAGCTTATCGTCTGGCTTATGACCGTGCTATTGCAGCAGGAAGAAGTCCAGCGGAAGCGACTACTGACGCCCGTGCCTTTGCTGTTGAAACTCTGAAGTTCACGCTTGGTGAGTACTCGGTGATGAACCGTCCATCTGCGTGGCGTACAGGGTTGCAGTCTTTCCTGTATATGTACAAGGTGTATCCAACAACAACTATTCAGTTGTTGAACCGCCTCGACCGGCCCGGCAAAGTAGCTATGCTTGTTTCACTCTGGCTGTTCGGCGGTCTGCTGGCTTTCCCATTTGCAGAAGATGCCGAGGACTTACTGGATACACTCGCGCAGAAACTAGGTATCACAGGTAGCGTCCGGTATGAGGTTGCTAAATACCTCGACCAGATCGCACCGGGGATTTCTCCATACGTCATGCGCGGCGTGTTGAACTCCTTCATCCCTGCTGACATTGCGTCACGGGTATCCGTCGGCAACTTCGTTCCCGGCACAGGACTACTTCTTGCAGGTTCCAATGCAGCCAAGGAGCTTGAGGAGATAGGTGGCCCATCGCTGTCAATGTTGTGGGGCGTGGCGTCTACCATTCCAAACGCAATTAGAGCGCCGTTCTCTGAGAAGATTTCGATGGTCGATGTCCTTCGTGAGAACCCAATCACTATGGGTCGCGCACTTGGCGACATGTTGGCGTACGACAGCGCGGGTGCGATCATTGATCGCCGTGGTTACGTGGTGTCCAAAGACCTTACCGCAGGAACTTATCTAACCCGTGCTTTAGGCTTCTATCCTGTAGCTGCGGCGCAGCAGTACGAGTTCATCCGCACAGCGCGGAGAATGACAGACTACCAGCGTGAGATTTCTGCGGGGTATCAGCAAGCATGGATTAAGGCTCGTATGTCCGGCGATTCAGATCAAGTCAGAGACATCAACGCAGCAGTAGCAGATTGGAATAGAGCAGCGTACGGCACACCGCTCTACATTGCCAACTTCCAAGAGAACGCTGCCAAGGCGTACCAAGAAGCCATCCGTCCTGCAACACTGCGCTATCTCCGTACCGCGCCTAAGGCTTCACGTACCGACCTTAGGTCTGCGGCTGAGATTCTTTCTTACTGAACGACCTTGAGTTGACCTAGCAGTGTGTTGTCGATAGCCATATCCTCGTCCTCTAGGATTACCTTGAGGCGGGGGTGGCTTAGGTTCAGCGCAATCACATAGGACTGAGGCAGTTTGATTGGGCTGTCCTTACCGAGACTGGCCTTGTTTGATTTGGGCGTTACGACAATCTGAGCAGAAGTCATCTCCCGCATAAACCCACGGTAGTCCACGCCTTTCATGGCAAGCCATTTGCGGAAGTGTGTCCGGTCAACCATCACTGTACCGTGGTCAAACTGCGAGGAGTGGTCTTTACGGTGGCAGTCGAATCTTGCACGTACCTCACCACGGGGTAACCGCTGCATATCAACAGCAGGTTTAGTGTCACCTGTGTGCCATACCGTCAGCGCCATGTTTGCGTGTTCGTTCAGGTACTCAGTCAGCATATCGAAACCGTCGTTCTGATAGTCAATGACTGTCTTACGCAGCGCACCTATCTGATTCAGAATCCAATTCGTCATGACCTCAGGTGGGAACGCCACGATGTTGTTCTCGTAAGCAAGCCGAACAGCAAGGTCAGCCAGTACAATGGCTTGTTCCCAAAAGCGTTCTTCACCTGTGAAGTGGTGGTGATAGCGTTTAGGGAAAGTCTTGAACGCATCATCAACGATGGCCTTCATACCTTCAGGCCCAAGCTGCAACAGGTACTTCACGAACTCCCGACCTGCGTGACCGTAGTTAGATGAGATGAAGTTATAGATGTCCCGACCTGCGGTACTACCTGACTTGAATATCGGGTGGACTTGTAACGAAACTTCCAACAGTCGAACCATCTGCGCTGTGGTTTCCATCCCGGATGCCACAAGTTTAGAACCCATAGATGTGTTGTTGGATAGTATGGCAGGGGCTTGCCACTCTTTAGACTCACGTTCCTCCGCATTGCGGTTCAGTCGTGCTTTGTCTCGGCCTTGGGAAATCCAGTACAGGAAGTCACCGACATCTTTGACATCCATCATCGTGGTTTCGTCGATGGTCAGCGGCATATTGCAGTACAGACCAAACCGTGCGAACACAGCGTTCTGTGTGTACTTGGCAGCGAAATGCAGCTTCTCAGGTACGCCCCACACAGACTGACCCCACAACTGAGCAAGGGTTTTGCCGCAGCCTGTCGGCCCGTAGAGCGACACGGTTGTGGATTTAAGTCCTGTGAAGGCATACAACGGCGACGATAGGCTGACGCCTATCGCAAACATCTGCCCCAACAAGTTGACCTTCGGCATGATACGAGTGAACTCTCGCCACTCGGCAAGGCTTCCGCTTGTACCGTAGAGGTCATGCCCTAGGCGTTGGGATGTAGAGGATAAGAGAACTTGTTCCTCTGTGATAGTTCCATCTTTATTGCAGCGCAGAATGGTGTCACCCATGACGAACTCTGTGTAGTCATGCTTCCATCCCATTGTGGAATAGAGGTTCGTCATGGCTCTCTGCTGCCGCAGTTTGTCCATGTAGGTGCGCAGCATATATTGGAAGTACTCCGTTTGTTTCTTGTTGAAAAGAACGATGCCTTGATCTGCAATGGCTCCTGCAAACTCACGGCTACCGTCGGTGAGAAATGCTTGGCGTAGGTTCAGCGGTTGCCAGCCAATATGTTGTCGGTTCCAGTGATACCGGACGACCTCATAGCCAAGTGATTCATCTCTGCCGTACCCAACAGGGTAAATATCAAACGGGCATACATCAATATCTGCGTCATCAATACTGACCTTAATGCCTTTGTTGGTTCTCTTAAATGGTTTGGGCAACTCCACTTCGTAAGCAGCAGTGTCTAGCGCGTCGGGGGCTATCTGCACTTCCTGATACTGAATACCAAGTTGTGTGGGGTAGGAAACTTTTCCTTTGAACTTACATCCCTTACACCCATCGGGGCGTACTTCTTCAATCTTCTCGCATGATGTTGGGCCAGTACATTTCTGCTTCCACTGCTCCATCTTATCTATGGTTGCTTGTGGGTCGAACTCAGGATGACCTTCGCTCCATTTAATAGCAACTGCATGGGAGTCGTGGCAGAACGCTGCAACACCTAACATCCGATACCATATCGGTTCATCTATCTTGGTCTTGTCGTGACGGTTCTCGTACATCCATTTAATCTGTTGGCATTTGCTCAGAACAGCATCAGCATTGGATGGCGGGTAATCTTGTTTGACTGCTAGGTTATCTAGCAATGTGCTGCCAGATGCGTGTCGTGGTGGTGGCTCACTGGGTGAGCCATAGGTAACAGGGAAGAACGACGCAAAGTGTTGTGGGTCAACAGGTGGCGCGTCGAAAATCAGGGCGACTGTATTGCCACCTTTGGTATTAACGGTTCCAACAGGACGTAGCACCCGCGCATGGTCAGCAGGTACAGCAGGGTCGATATAGGGTTTACTCGGTGTGGGCGATATGATGCCGCGCTTCTCTGCAAGTTCTTTGAACTTGGCAACAGCAGAAGCCTTGAACGCCGTAGCAATCGGACGCCATTCCTGTGGCGTCATCTCAGTAGTCAAAGTCCAGTAAACATGTAGCCCGTTGCCTGATCGAACAATCATCGGGCCGGGGAGATTCAGTTCACGGATGTAGTCGGATAAAACAAGCAGCCCTTCTTTCCACGATGGGTAGGGTTTACCCTCACCGCAGTCGATGTCGAGCGCAAATGTCTTTATGACTCTGACGTTTGCTTGTTCCCTGCTCTCGTCGCTATTGAAAGCGGAGATCGCAAAGTATGTGTTGTGCCCCTTCTGACTATCTGTCAGTACTTCAGCAGCAAGTTCTTCTATCGTCTGGTGGTGAACCTGTTTTGGGTACTTGCCCACTACAGTGAATGAACAATATAACCCCTCTGACGGAAGAACCCGCTTCAAAAAATCAAGCGTGTTCATTGATACCCCTATCTATTGGCGGGGGATTGCTCCCCCGCCGCACCCTTATACGTACGACTCTAGAATCTCATCAAGGCGTTGTTTGCGTTGCGGTTGCTCCATGGCAATAACTTCAGGAGAAGGCCAGCCATGGTCGGTCATAATCGCAAGCAGTGACTTTAACATCTGACGCACCTTTTGGTCACTGGATTTGCGCAGGGGTTTCCCCCTTACCCATCCGTAGTACGTCATCCGTGACACTCCTAACAGAGCAGCCATGTCAACTGTTGTTAGGAGCATATGCTTGCGCAACGCCTCGACCTTGGAAAAGTCAAGTGGTTGCTTAGGCGTCATCAGAGTTTACCTCCCCGACAAGGGCGGCAATACTATCAGCCAACGCCGCCGCAGCCATAGGAGCAGCAGGAGCCGCAGCAGGTGCAGCAGGAGCCGCAGCCTTAGGAGCCGCTTGTTTGGTTGCACCGAAACCGCGCTTGGGAGCAGCGGGTGGTTCCGCAGGGGTAGGAGCGGGTTGGGGTTCTGCCACTTTCACGGCAGGTTTCGGTGCAACTGGCGCAGGAGCAGCCGCAAGTTGCGGTACTGCTACAGGTTGGCGAGTAGTTTCGCCAGTGATCTCTTTGACTTGCGCTGAACCAAATAGCGGGTCAACAGCTTCCTGAGCATCGGCTTCATTAAAGCCACCGAAACCGAACTTGAGTTTCGGGAACGACGCATCGGTATCGAATGATACACGGGTACGCACAATTTCGGGGGCGATGCCGCGATGAGCCAGTTCTTTTTGGTACTGGTTCAAACCTTTCAGTGCCGCAGGAGTTACCTCAAGCAGGTACACAGGGCCGGTCGGGTCATCCGCACTCACCACAGCAAGTCGCTTCTTGTCAGAACATGCTTTAATCTGCTGACCTTGCTGCGTGACTTTCGAACCCCAAGCATTTTGCGGACACGATGCACACAGATCATTCTGTGGTTGAGTGGACTGCGGGTCAGGTGACACACCATCCAACGAGAAACATTCAGGTGCAGCAGGTTCGCTATCAGGTGTCCATGCCTTCGCATACCAAGTCTTACTCAGGCGAGGGTTAGCACCAACAACAACTACATCAATGGTAGTCGAGTCCAACACAGTCTCGGCATCACCTTCGACAATACGGAACCGTGAACCCTTAATGCTGATTCGTGGAAACGCTTCACCAGTGGCGAGTCCACCTGCCATAGATGTAGCGAGTGCCGATGGTTGCCCGATACGGGCTGCAAGGTGGGCGGGAACTTGCACATTTACTGGAACGAGATTGCTCATAGATTTCTCCTTTAGTTGAGCGTTACGGTTGACGGCGAGTTTGTGCGCCGGATATGACAGATTGTTTAAGCATGGAAGGGACGCTCTGACCAAACATCTCTTGCTGTATTCCGATCTTCTCTCTTACTGCGGAAGATACGATATGTTCCGCGATTGCCTCAGCATCTTTGCAGTAGGTGAACCCTGACTGTCGGAGTTCTCCATACTGCGCAATAGTAGGCGTGTCTTGTGCTTGCACTACAAAACCATTGTTGATTTTGAACGCAACTATAGTGGGTAGAGTACGTCCAAACATTTCCTCCATCGCTGTTGTGCGACGCACCTCAGGCGATTGATCGTGCATTTCACGCAACGCAGCCTGTAATTTCTTTTTGAACCATCCTCCTAACATATCAATCCTCCACGCGGGTTGTTGGTTTACGAACTTCTACCTCTATCTTTGTGCCATAGTTGACACCGGGCGGTACTGCTTTATTCGTCTCAATATATCCACGTACGGCAACCTTGCTGACTGCTTTGTTTAGCAGGTCGTATGCTTGGTTGTCGAGGATAAACTTGAACGCAGCATCCCAATTCTCGACGTTGGCATAGTCAGTGGTCTTGAGGAACGCCGTACCGTGCTTTGTCTTGAATGATGTAACACCCTGAGCATCGGCTTGTTGTTTCAGCCAACCCTCGAACTTGTCCATCTTCTCGACAATCTTCTTTACCTCAGCCTTAGTATTGGCTTCCATTGCGTCCTTCTTCGCACGGAGTTTGATATAGGCTGAGACTACTTCGTCTACTGTTACAGACATATCTTCACCTTTCAGTTTCTTGTTGTATCAAATCAAGAAGTAGACCCTGCAACTTTTGTTTGTTCTTGAGCCGCTCATACATCCTATGCTCAAGGTCTGTTGCTTCAATGTGTATGACATTGGATACATGCTTCTTGCCGATGCGCTCTATCCGACCATTTGCTTGTGTGTATGTTTCATTGCTGTTGATCGGGCCGTACCAGATAATCGTGGATGCCGTGGTGAGCGTGAGTCCGTGCGCCATCGTACCGGGGTGGGCAATCAACACATGTGGATGTTTGTTGTTCTGAAAGTTATGAAAGATGTCGTTGCGTTTGGATGAGGATACCTCACCGTTCACAACGCCTACCGTCCAATGCTTACTTAACTCCTTCTCCAACATATGCAGAGTACCCGTCAGCGGTACAAACACAATTACCTTTTCCCCTGCTTCTTCTATTACCTCCTTCACCAAGTTGACGCGAGGGGTCGCATCAATCTCAATGTTCTGTCCGTCGTCACCGTAAGCAACGCCGCAACAAATCTGTACAAGTTTCTGAATCTTGACCGCTTCGTTCACTGCGGTAATCGTCCCCTCCGCAGACATCTCCGTTACGAAATGGCGGAGCATCTGTGTGTAGTGCTTGTTCTGTTCGGCAGTAAGTTCAACTGAGCGAGTCTGCACAATGGTGTCCGGCAAATCGAAACACTCATCGCGTGTGTATCTGACAGCAGGTTGCAGGATGTTCTTCACAATCTCTACAGACTCAGGTCGTGGTATGAATTTCCACTGCCCAATCTTCATCATCACCTGCTCACGGAACGATGTGAAAGTCTTAGTGCAGTATGGACTATTGACCAACTTCGCCAACGCCCACGCATCGGTGGGGTCGTTGGGAGTTGGTGTACCCGTCATCAACCACAGACGCGCAGAATGATTTGTCTCCATCCACTTACGAAAAATCTTGAACCGCTGTGTCGAGGGATTGCGTAGTACTGCCGCCTCGTCAACGATGATGAGATCAAACATTCCATGAGTATGTTCACTGATGATTGGGAACCCGTCATGATTGATAATGTAGAAGTCAGCCTCACGCTTTAACATTTCCAAACGCTTCTTCGCTGTGCCGTGTAGCACCAAGAACTTGCGGTGAGGGAACCCCATGAAGATACCGTCAGCCCACACACGTTCAAGGGTGGACAACGGCGAAAGAATAAGAACCTTCTTAACCTGCTTGGTCTTGATAAGGTAGTCCGCAGCCCACAGGGATGATTGGGTCTTGCCCGTACCAATTTCATTCAGCACCAGCCCGCGCTGCTGGAGCGTCAAGAACGCAGCAGTTTGTTTTTGGTGGTCATACGGTGTGAACTGGCCG